ACACATCTATCTGGATTCAAATATCCAGCCTTCATGTAATGAGTATCCATTATTTTGTATTGTTGTTTTGTTTTCTTTTTGTTAGCCATTAGTGAGTCACGTCAGGTTTAGGGTTTATCACGTACATATCCATATTTTCTCCATGAATGAGCATGTAATCACCTTCCATCTCAGAAAAGTATATCTTGATAGCAGATTCATCTTGATCTTCCAAGATTTCTATGTTCCAGATCTTTCGTCCAATGAGTGAATCAATTACTTTTGCTTGTTCTGAACTGAGTTCTGAGATTAACTCTTCTAAACTATCTTCCCTATCCATCTTCCCCCGTCTTTCAATACCATTGGCATTAGTTTTGGTTGACCATCCAAGATCATTGCAGTGCCTACAATAAACCTTGACTTAAAGTTTTTAGCATAGTTGAACGCCATAGATTTCTGATTAATTAAGCAGCCTGTTTGTAATGCCCAGACTAACTTGTCAGGATTGCTAAAGTATTCAATACTAAACTTAGTATGATAATGACCTTGACAAACATTACACCCGTACTGCATTGAAACCTGAAGTGCTCGGGCGGACATACCATGCGTAAAGAAACACTTTTGTCCATCCGATAATGTAATGTAAAGATCATCTACCCATTCCCATCCAGGGCCAACTTGCAAGAACTCATTGTAAGACTTGAGATACTCAGCACTAAGACCATGCTTGATTGCACGACGATAGATTAAAGATGAGTGATTAGAATGCATGATCTTCATCTGAGGAAATATCTTTTCTAACTCATGGATGTATTTCCTGGATAATCTTAACTCATCACCTGATGATGGTAAGTCTGGATTAGATTCATGCATACTGATATTATGCTGATCGATCTCATCGCCTACATTAACAATAAGATCTGGTTTATACTTCTTCTTTAGTGCCTTGAGAAACTCAAAAGCATCTGGGTGGTGATACGGAATATGTAAATCCGAGATCACCATTACGGATTTGTATTTCATACTCTTATTGTATCAGATTAATTAGCCTTGGCAAGCTGTCCACCAAAGTAGAACTCTACGATCATGGTAGCCCAAGCAAAGATCTCATCAAACTTGTATAGTCCTTTAATAGTATGGAATGATTCACCCCCACCGATTGAAAAAAGCCCTAAAAAATTCACACCTTCTGATGTCGTCTTAACTACAGTATCCACACCAAACACACCAGCTAGTGGATAGATAGCAACAAGAGCTAAGATAACTAAAATTAGTATACGTCTATTCCATGCAGCAAATGGTGACTCTTTTAATGCATAGTCACGAGCTTTATCTATCTCTCCTGACTTAGCAGCTAATGCTTCTAGCATAAGCTTTTGTTGATCGTTAGCCTGTTGTGACTTGATAGCCATCAGCTTAGCTAAGAAGCCCAGTGCAATAGGTATTAAGTGTGTTAGTATTCCCATGTTAGTTTCCTAGTGGATTAGTTGTGGCTTTACGTAGTGCCTTCATTTCTGCACGTAAGCCATCTAAGTTAGCATCGACCTCAGAGCGTACACTTTTTAGTGTAGCTTCTACCTCACGTTGATTCCCTCTTGACTCTGCGGCCACCTCTCTGGCTAGTGCTAATGCATCACTGGCTTTTTCCTGTGTCACAATAGCACGCTCCATGATCTCTATGATTCTATTCTGTTGACTACCAAGTTTCAGTTCGATTTCTTTAATTTTACTCTCATCGTATGAATCAATCACTGAAACCATATCGTTGTAGAGGGTTATCCCCATGTAGCTGATACCACCGATGACGGGCAATACTGTCAAAACGATCCCCAATATCATCTGATTGGATAAAGTCAAAGAGAAAGTTTTGGTCTTGGGCGTAGTCATCTTCTGGTATTCCTATGTATTCATCAAGTGGTGTATTGTATATAGCATCATTACTCTGTTGTATTAACTTAATAGCAATCCCAAACCCAGGCACGACTTCTTCGTTGTCCTCGGTCTTTGGTGCTTGCGGTTCCTGTTCTGTTGTCTCTTCTGTCTCCGTCTCCACTTCCACTGGTGCTGTCATCTCTTGCTGCACAGGATCCTGGTCTGCAATTACAGGTTCTGTTTGCTGAGTCTGGACAGGCGTGGAGGGTGTCACCACTGTGTTCAAAGGCGACACTGGGTTCAGTGGGCTTTCGATATTTACTGGGTTTGTTATGTTTTGGGTACACGATGTTGATATTGTAGTCCATGCTCCAACTGTTGGCTCCGAGTACGGACTCGAACAGGTCGTAGTTCTTTGCTCTAATGATGAGCCGCTGTATCCATCCTGACATTCTACTGCCCTCTCTTCCACAGTATCGAAGCAAGTTGCTGGATCAGGTACACAATGAGATGAGCTAACAGTCCAAGCACTCCAAGACTCAGTATTACAAGTGTAGTAACGAGCTTCATTAACAATTCCACTAGTGTTAGGCTCTGTGCAAGCAGTTGTTCTTTGCTCTGTTTGATCCACGCATGTAGAGTATCCTTGACAAATTGGATCGTCAGGTTGATAGCCGACGCACCAGTAGTCACGGATTGCAATCTCTTCTTCAATCTCGTAACAGACAAGTGATTCTTCAACCATGTAACCATTTGAGTCAGGTGTGTACGTACAGTACCAAGCATAACTATTACTCCATATTAAGAGGAGTGACCAACACAAATTCCTCGCCATATAACTTAGTAAACCTTTCAGGATGTAGATCATACCATGCTGCCCGTGCTGTTGGTCCTGTTGCTGCACCTATCGGACAGGGGGAACCGGACATTTCCATAGCTTCCCATACTTCTATACTGCTTTGACACATCACTGAAACGGCTGCGACTTTAAGGCCAAGATCATTCAAGACCTTAGCATACTTCCTAGCCTGGCACGCACGATCCTCAACAGTTGTGCCACCAGCAAAAGATATTATACCACCTGACACAGCTCCAGTCACAGGCACTACACATAAGTCTTGAGAGTAAGCAGAGATCGATGGGGCTATTGCTGTGGGTACGGGCATACCACGCTGTTCAATGATAGTTCTGGTATCAGCATGAGCAGAGGATACCATTGACACGATGATAGCTAACAGGGCAGCCATGATAGCCCAGACTAACTTGCTGAGCATGTTCTCAATGCGATCTAAACGTTTATGTATGGTAGCATAGCGTTCGGCACAGAGTTTCTCATGGGCCACTAGTTCCTCGTGTGGTGACATTATACGCTCACTAAAACGCCATCTACTGTTGTCGTATTTCCTAAGTCAGCTCCACCAGCAGCATCAATAAATGGAGATGTACCATCATTATATACATAGAATTCTATATAATCTGTAGAACCATTACAATATATTATACCTGATACAGTTTGCATGGATTGAAATCCAGCATTAGTTGCTAAAGCAGCAGAATTAATCCCTGCTGGAGAACCATTTTTGTGTATTGAAAAATATGTTGCTGTTGATGATGTACCTATTGTTCTGCTTCTAAAATTAATCTGATAGTAACCAGCAACAGTTGGGGTAAAACGATAGTTAGTTGTTGAGTCAAAGAAATTATCGGTATCAAATAATTCAGAATTAAACTGTACTTTTGTCCATGTGTTTGTTGATATAGACTGGTCGCCACTCATATATGCTCCAAACGCTGGAACTTTAGGATACAATCCACCACCAGCTAAATCTGCTTGGACTACACTACCATCGGTAATCTTATCAATCCCTGTATCTCCATTGATTATGACTGTCATGCTAACTCCTCTGGTGTTGGTTGTGTTTCTGTAGGATGATTCCAGCTACGGATGTAGTCTCCACGCCCATCAGAATCATTCTGCAATACGATTGTACCTGTGTCAGGTGCAAAGTCATCTGCTGTTAGGTTAGGTCTGACTGCTAATATTTTGTCGTATAAGCTCATTCTGCCTCCTCTGGTGTGTTACCTTCTGCTACCCATTCTAGGTATTCTTGGTAGTCTGTGTTTGCTTGGTCAAATGGAATGTGTGCATTATCAGATAATCTTTTAACTATGTCTATTTCATTTGATATTGAATTTCTAATTAATTTATACATTTATAACTCCGCATCTACTTTAATATATCCATTTACATCTAGTAAGTTATATGCAAATCCATTTGTAACATTACTTCCTGTACCTGTTCCGCTTATGTAGACAGCTCTTTTACCAATACCATTTGTTCCCATACTTGTTGTTCCAGGCTGGTTACTGTTTCCTTGTATTAAAAAAGAACCTGTAATTGTTATAGTTGGTGTTGCCCTTTTAATTTGTTTATAATCTACATACCCAGCAAAATTTTGACTTGTACCACCAGCCATTACTCCATAAGAACTATAATTATTATCATTAATTAATTCATAATACCTCTGACACCTTGCTAACTCCATATCGTATGGTCTGTGTTCAAATGGTGTAGCTGTATCACCTACTTCTAGTTGGACACCTGTAAGTGCAAAAACATTACCAATAGTTCCAATTCCGTTTGCCTGTCCACTTACACCAAAAATACTGCTTCCATTCCAACCAGCAGAACCTTGATAAGTTGGTCCAAGTGCCATAAATACATAAACACCAAGACCAATTCCGTTATTAGTTACCCAAGTTCCTGTCGTATCACCAGTAAATGTAATAGTTTTCTTTTCCCAAGTGTTTGATGAACTAATGGTAAAAGATTGAGGATTTGAACGAGAATTATCGGAATTTGTTAAACAAGCATTAAAAGTTCCAGTTACTGTTGATTTTACCCAAAAAGATAAAGTTACATTTGATGAACTTGCAGAACCAAACATTAAATGAGAAACATTGTATCCTTCAATAAGTTGGAAAATTGAGGCACTTTGTGTGCCTGTAATAGAAGTATCAGCAGTTGTTACTGTTGCTTTTATTGAATTTGTAAATTCTGAACCTGTTGGAACATCAGTTGTTTGTTGAATTGTAAAAACACCATCAGTGCTATTTGAATTAAGCCATCTGTCTAGTGTATATGCTCCACTTGCAGGAGTAACACTCGCTCCACCATTTCTTTGGTCAATCCTCATATCACCATTGATGATAAGATTGCGTACACCTAAAGCATTCTCTGTTGCTAGTGTCTGTGTTGTCTTAGGTAATGTAAGCGTATTGCTACCAGCTACACTAGGTGCTGATATGCTAATGCTTCCTGATGTATCGCCTTGTAAGTTAATTGATGCCATCTAGTTGCTCCTGTGTTGGTTTGGCAAGTGTTGGGTGTTCCCAAGATTTGATGTAATCATCTTTGCCGTCACTATCGTTTTGTAATACTATTGTGCCAGTTGTTGGTGCAAAATCTTCATTAGTTAGTTCTGCATAAAGTATTTTTATCTTTTCGTATAATGTCATTGTTTTGTCCTTATGCTTTTTGTATTAAATGTGCTGAAAAATATGTAACAGCTGAACCAGTTGACCTAGATACTGTTCCTCCAACATATCCATATAATTCAACATAATCAGTTGTTCCATTAAGATATATTACATCATATCCATAACATCCCCATCCACTTGATGAATTTAGTTCACATAAATAAGCATTGCCACTGCCATTTTTATATAGTCTTACAGCTCTAATTGCTGTTGTTGCATAAAATCCACCTCCAACCATATAGTACCCAGCAACAGACGGAGTAAATCTAGAATTAGCTGTACTGTAATCAGATGTTATATCAAATGTTGTTCCACCGTATGTAATTTTTGTAAATGTTCCACCAGATAATGATTGTGAAGCATTAGCAAATGCTCTAAAAGCTGGACCTGCATTTTGTATAATATCACCAGTCAAGTTAGCTGCTGGAATGTTAGTTAAAGATGAAGCATCACCAGCTAAACCTTTTCCACTTGCCATTGTAATACCACTGCTATCTACTGTAGCAATGTCTGCACCAGCTGATTGTAGCTTTATCTCACCAGATGTATCTGATGTTAATACTAAGCCGTTGGTTGTATCTGCGTTTATATTGACTGACATATTATAGTACCACCCATTTCTGTCCTGAAGGAACTGTTACTGAAACACCCGATGCGATTGTCATTGGGCCTACTGAAAAACCATTGCTACCTGATGTGATTGTATAGTTAGCTGTGATGTCATCTGTGTTCTCATAGATTGCACCACCAGCTGATGCACCACCACCAATAGAACCCCAGGCTGATCCGTCATAGCCCTCGAAGCTAGAAGCATCTGTGTTAAATCTAATGTAACCAGCAGATGGTGAGCCATCACGCTGTGCTTCTGTACCACTTGGTAACTCACCTGAGCCTGTAGCTGATGTCTGGCCCACATAATCTGTTGATGCTGTTGTTGCTGCTGTACCTAAACCTAGGTTAGTTCTTGCTGTTGCTGCATCTGCAAGATCAGACAGATTGTTTGCTACGTCAGCTGGTGTATAACCTAGTGCTGTGGTGACATCCCCTGATGTTAATGTAATTGCACCGGTTCTTGTATTAAATGATGATACTACACCAGTTGCATTAAATGCTGCTTGATCCCATGCTGATCCATTCCATACATATAACTGACTACCTGTTGTATTGTAATATAATGCACCGACTACTGATGTGGTTGGAGCTGATGCAAATGCACCTAGGTATGTAGTAGCAAATGTGACTACATCTGTTACGTTTGTCGCTACAGTGTTTACATCTGCTATGTTTGTCGCTACTGTATTAATGTTTGTTGTATTACCAGCAACAGTTGTAACGTTAGCATCTATACCAGCAACTGTGTTTACGTTTGCAATGTTAGTAGCTACTGTGCCAATGTCTGTTGCATCTGCTGCTACTGCGTTTACATTTGATATGTTAGTAGCTACTGTATTAACATTTGTGATGTTCGTACCCACTGTATTTACATTAGCAATGTTAACAGCCACAGTATCGATCTCAGATACAGCTTCATTCAAGTCATCAGCTGCTGTCTCGATCTCAGAGATGGCTTCGTTCAAGTCATTCGCTACAGTGATTACATCAGCGATGTTGGTAGCTACAGTATTAACAGAGGATATGTTGGTAGCTACTGTAGTTACATTAGCATCATTATCTGCTACTGTTGTTACATCAGATGAAATGCCTGATACTGTTGTTACATCACTAGCTATACCAGCAATAGTTGTAACGTCTGTTACTGTATTCACTACTTCAGGATTACCTGTGCTTGCATTGAATGAGAGATACTTACCTTTACGATCATCATCCTTAGGTAATGTCATATCAATCGTATCAGGATCTGTTACTGGTGCTTTGATTGATCGATCAGCTTCTTCTTTGTTTTGTTGTGTAAAGATAGTTAAGCTGTCAAATTCATCATTCAGTGATGCAGCAAATAGAGGGCCACCTGTAGTAAAGTCTGTTGATCTTTCAATGGTTCTTGCACCAACGATAGTTATACGATCAGATGCAGTCGGTGTGCTAGGAACATTAGTGCCTGTGACAATCGTAACAGAACCTGTGCCGTCAGCATTGACAGTAACAGTGTAGTCTGTAGTGAGTGTTAGTTCTGTATCGTTAAAGTATACATCAATGTCAGTCTGTGCTAAGACTTCAAAGTTAAAGGCGTACGGGCCTAGACCGGCTGATCCGGTATAAACTATACGTCTCGTTGTGCTTGATATATCAATTGCCATAATGATCCTCTAGTGTGTTATCCTACCATAAAATACCCGCAAAATCTAGTAGTACGAGTACAATCCCTCCACTGCCGCCTGTAAATCTTTATCTTCCAGATGCATCTCTAGCTCTGGAAAATATGTCTTTAATTCTTCTAATGCTTCAGTATATGCTTCTGTCATTTGTCTACGTAATGTACGTTGTACTAAGCCTAAATCATTTTCTCTTTGTAATTCAGCATCTTTGCGCAATAATCTATCACCAACCTGATAGTCATTAACAGCTAAATCAATCCACATATTGTATTGATCTGCTGATAATTCATATCCATGTAGCTTTCTTGGTGGATTATAGACTGGTACTCCATTACGTAATAACACATCATATTCCGCAGATACAGATCCATCACTACGCTTATATGGATTAAATGCTGCTCCCCAGTTCTTACCTACTGTAATTGGTTCACCTGTCATTGGATCTAATATCTCAGGCATATCGTTATTGTAGAATGGATTACGTGATGTGTATCGTTTCCATGACTCACCCCAGGCAGCTAATGCGTTTTCATAGATACCAGTTGGTACGCCACCTTCCTCTGGTAACATAGATCTCTTAGTTAAATCCATTGATCTTTGTGCTGTAGATTGTGCGCTACTCCAAGCACCTAATGGTGAGCCACCAATAGCTACATCAGTAACCTTCTTCACACCTTTTCTAAAGAAGTTCATAAAGGCACCCTTACGGCTTTGTGGATCACCAGCAAGAATGTCTGTCATTTCTGTATATCCTTGTAATACAGGTAATTCAGATATGAAGTTATAGATAGCCATAGTTGATACCATGACTAAATCATCTGCTTGTTCTAAGGTAGATAGATTGTTAGTACCAGCATAGGAGTTGTAAGTAAAGTATTCACCAATCGTAGAACCAATAGCAAGTAATGTAGATACAGGTTGTAATCCTTGGTATGAGATATAGATGTTATCATCACCAATAGATACTGGAGTCATTGTTCTATATTCTTCAATCTCTGCATCAGACAACTCACCCTTCTTAAATACAATAGAGTAAGGCTGCCATCCGGTTGCTTCTAATGTTTTACGCTGTTGTAAGTTAGTAGGTCCAGATCCTGTAAGGTTTCCACCCATACCAAAGTACGCCATGCTACCAATCATAGTAGAACCCATGGTCGCTTTAGCAATAGCTGCATCAGCTTCTACGCCACCTTTGGCAATAGTCTTATAAAAGCTAGGATTAATAAGCTGTAATGGTGAACGCTTGCCAGCCTCTATAACTAAGTTGGTTGGTGTTCTAACAAATGGGAAAAACATCTTCATCAATGGAGAGATGACTGGATATTTGTTATTATTAGTTAACTGTTGGAAGTCACGCATAAATCCATCAAGTTCTTTTGTGAATGTCAACTCTTTAGATTTATCTGTTGCAGCTTCTAGTATTTCTCTAGGTGGATCAGTACGTAAATCAGTTAAGTAATCTGTTGTCATCTCACGTGCTTTTTCTGGATCAATACCTTCTTTAATCTTAGCACTATAGAATTGTTCAGCACGTTGTTTGGTTAAGAATCTAAATTCACCGGAATAAGATATAGCCTTGAAGAATTCATCTTCTGCGACCAATGCACGTCCAGGTACAGTTACAAACTTACCCCACATGCGCACGGCATTGCTTGTTGCTTTTGCAAACGCATGGTCTCCAAAATCAATATCGAACTCATCACGCATACGCATCTTGTCAAGCTCAATCTTTGACATACCATCGAATGATCTATTCTCTTTAAATGCTTTACCAGCTAATCTACCCGCATCAATCATAGAGCCAAAATAACCTTGCGCTTGGTCGATAATAGCATTTGCTCTAATGTAATCATCAGATCCTGTAATACCTGATCTAATCTTACCAACAGCGGATGTCATAAACCTTTCTGGGAATTGGTATACACCAAATAATGCGTTAGATGTCATGTTACGGATATGTGTTGTAGGGCCAGATAATAGACCATTAATCCATGTTGATAACCAAATGTCTTTAACAGCCTTATATCCAAATACATTACTTGCCATTTTAGCTTTGTCTTGTGTACGCTGTAATGCTAGGAACTTAACAGCTCGGTCTGTTGATCCAGCTTCACCACCATGTTCAGCAATAAACTCTTGCATTTGTTTACCACCATCTGATTTGCGGATCTCACCAAACATACGTAATGTTCTACCATAGTCAGCTTGTTTCTTCTCAACAGCTTTAGATATTTCACCAGCCAATGCTAATGTCTGGTCAAACTCAACACGCATAGCCGGTGTAACATTACCAGCTTGCTCTGCTTCTACAATCTTACGTGCTAACATTTCAGCTCTATTAGTCACGTCAAGCTGTGTGACTAGCATACGATAAGCTTCTTCTGGATCAGCAATAGTAGGATTTTTAGGATCAAGAAGACGCTCAATATAGTCCATATCATACGGAGCTTTGCTTTCGACGTTATACAAGTCTTTGTCTTTTTGTTTGTTAATAAAGGCATTGGCTTCATCCTGTGATTCAAATCTCTTAGCTAGTTTACCTTCTTTGTATACAAGATAACGAGAACCAGTCACTGCTTTCTTAACATCTTCAAATGAAGTAAACTTCTTTTCCCCTTGATATACTTCACCAACAGCATTGATAAACTGTTTTACTCCATCAGAATCTTCAATAAAGTTAACATTAAACTTACCGTAGTCAGATGTTTTCTTATTACCTTTGTATTTGACATTCCCTGGTTTAGCATTAATAGACTGTTCTGCTTGCTTTGTTAATACGTCATCAATCTCAGATTGTGTTGCATTAGGTATTATTAGATATTCATCTGTACCACGTGTTGGCTCCATGCGCCTCTTAAGTACAGGATCAATATCTTTCTTTAATATCTTAGGAATATACTTACCGATACCAAGACCAGCAACTTGCACTGGCTCCTCTGTCTCAACAAACACAGGCTCTTTATCTAATATTTGTTCTTCATTAGATACGGTATCTGTCATCACCTCAGCAACAGACTCTGTGGGATCTATCTGTTGAACGACCTCATTTAACTTCTCATCATTAGAAGTCATTTTGTTCATACGAGTTTCTATTGATTGATCTTGTATAGCCATTATTTAACTGCCTTCTTTATAATTGTTTCAGCTGTACCGACTGGCGCACCTATCTCACCAACCAGCTCTGCACCTTCTGCCACACCCTCATATTTCTTCCATCCTAGTGACTCTAGAACTTCACCTACTTTTTCTGATGTAAATGGTACTGCATCAAAGCCTTCAGCAAATTGAACTAAATTGCCTTTCTCTTCTGGATCGTCAGTTAACATATTAAGCAATCCAGTAGCTAATCCAACTAAATCACCTGGCGCACCCAATGTGCCTTTAATCACTCCTTTTGCAAATGCACCACCCATCTCTTGCATTGCCTCTGGAGTAGCCTTTGCTATATCAACTTGTTGTTGTTGCACATCCATGAATGATTCCATAAATGTACGTTCACGATCAGGCATAATGTTATACTTGATGCGATTCTCTTCCTCAATCCATAAATCCATTATATCAACATTATCACTTTTCACTTGGAATAACTCCTAACTTATACGCTTTAAGTTTACGTAAATGTTCTATAATACGCACGGCATATCTTTGTTTATTACGTGCTGATATTTTATCATTATCCATCACCATTTGCTCTATCTGTTTTTCAGATAAAGTTAAGAATGCATCTTCATTATTGTAGTATTCTGGATAATCTTTTAATTGTCTATTAGCAATACTCCATTCCACTGGAGCTTTAGATTGTATATATTCACCTTTAACCTGTTCTGCAATCATTCTCGCTTCTTCACGCTGATTGAAGATAACAGATGGATCTTGTTCTTGCATACGCAATACTTCAGTTCTACGCTGATCTAGCCTATCTCTAGCTTGTGCTATTAGCGCACGAGTAGGATCATCTCGACTCATACCTTTTAATTCCAACTCATCAATCCTAAATGTTTGGTTAATGATGTCGTTACCAGCTTTTAGTGTAGTTTGTGTTTTGTTGTATGCGCTTTTTAATTCAGCTGCTTGCTTATAAGTAATACGGTTTTCTAAACGAGCTTCATCAATATGTGATGGCCCAATCTTGCCAAGGTTGACTTTAAGTTCTAGGTTAGAATATTCATCTAGCTGTTGAATAGTAGGCTTCTGGTCTGATAAAATATCTGCTCTTTCTTTCGCACTGAGGCTGTACCCAATTGAATCTAGTTGAGTCAATAGATCTTCATCAGTTAAATATCCATTAGAATTAGCAGCAATCAATTCAGCAGCCTGTACATCTACCATTGCATTTGCTTGTTCTTTTTGCTTAGTAACTAGGCTTTGTTGTGTATCATAGACCTTGTTAATCTTAGATTTAATTGCATCAATGGTTCCTGGATCTGTTGCATCTTCAGCAAGTAATAATGCATTGTATTTACCAAAGTTACCTTTAGATGCTTCATTCATCATATTATTAGATACAATGTAATTAGCCACTGTATCTTGTAATACCTCCTTCTTAACTTTATTAAACGAAGCAATATGATCTGATTCCTTATCTGGATCTTGCGCAAACAAACCTTTAAGGTTATTTTCATGAACCAATGTTAACGCTTCAATGTCAATAGGGTTAGGTGATCTATCTATAATCGCTGCATAATTAGACTTAAATATATCTAATTGAGTATTAATATCAACTCGTGTTTTCTTCAGCGTTTCTGTTTGTATGTGCTTCTTGGCTTTATCAACAACATCAAATCCTGTGGTTGCCGCAGATGCTCTAAACTTTAATGCATAATCAGGATCAATCTGTGCCATCACACGACCGAATCCTTCGATGTTTGCATTAATGATTTGTTCTACTTCAGCTGGATCTGTAATCTCACGCTTATTGACAGCATCTAGTACACCTTGTGTATTAATATTGAATTCATTAATAAGATCTTGGTATAATAAACCAGCTTGCTGACCTCGTGCTGCTTCACCAAAGACTGTATCTGGATCTGCTAATAATTCATCAACTGGTTTGCCTGATTGAATAGCATCATAGATTTGCTGAACTGATGGTCTATTTTGCGCACCATATTGTTTACCTTCCCTAATAGCAGTACGCTTCATTTGACCAAAAGCAAGCTCAGAGACTTGATCTAATCTGCCTTGTAATGTTTGGGATGCACGTATGCTCTCTTGGACATTAGATAAATCTAACCTACCCTGACTTTCTAAACTAATTCCTCTTGATCTATATCTTCTATCTTCTGCCATTGTTATTATCCAAGTTGTTTATATGCATATCCAGCCATTAAAAGTTTAGAGCCAGCATCTAATATACCAGTTCTTCTTGCTATATCAGCAGATGTATCATAGATCTCTGATTGCGTTTGTCCTTGTAATATAGCATTCTTTGTATTAGATATATCAAACATTAGATCACGACCAGCTTCTCTGTTATTAACTGTTTCAATTAGTTTAGATGATCCTTCTAACCCCACAACACCACCACCATAACCACGTGCAAGATTTGCAGCATTACGTTGTCTTAATTCTCTTAATGTCTGGTTAGCACGTAATTCATATTCTAATGCTTTACGTTCAGTTTCAGCTAAAACCTCTATTGCTTTAACATCATACATTGCCTCTTGCGCACGACCTTGTTGATAACCTTGATATGCGCTTAGTAATGTTGAGCCAACAAATAAAGATGTAGATAAACTAGGTAAGGCCATTGTTGTTGCGCCTTTCCAGAATGCTGTTGTTCCTATCGTTGGGGCTGCTGCTGCCATATTATGTTCCTTGGTGTGTTGCTACTTTATATTCTAACCCAAGCAATGTAAACTTCATAGGTGCAGATTGTGTAACTGTAATCTGACCTTCATTGCTATACCCTAGTATACCATGAAGTACCTTAGTTCCGGTAAATTCTGGTACTGCTATATCTAGCACTCCAGCTCCTAATGAACGGATAGGAACTAGATTGCCATTGATAACTAAATTCTGTGTTTCATAAATCAATGCATTAACTTCAACAATACGTTTCTTAAAGCCAATACGTGTGCCTGTTTGTATACGTAAATCCACTGGCATTGTTTTGACTTCAACATCAAAATGCATACCGACTTCACATGACGTAGTTGGTGTATTAGTAAATGTGACTGCACTATCTGCTGTCTGATCTTCTTCCACAAAGCCATCTGATATCACATGTACGGTTTGACCATCAAGATGTGATGCATCCAAACTAGAGACTGCACCTCCAGTCACTGCTGAATCTGTCAATACTGTGTCATCAAACACTTCAACATAGTATTTATCTGTACCATTGTCATCTCTTGTGACCACAGTATATATGTCAGTAATATCTACACCAACATCAATGTATGAACCATTGGTGACAAACTCACTAGGAGCAATGACATTCTGCGCACGTAGTAATGAATATGCAGCCATAGTGCCATCATCTTCATTGACAATTAATAACAGATCATTTTCGTCTGTAGCTACTGCACGCCGAATATCCATTGATTTAGGATTTTTAAGTAAATGTCCAGATAGTAATGAGATCTTAGATGTGATATAGGTTAATTGTGTATCAGAGTATGCAATCTCAGATAACTGTTTACCTTGTCTTTGTATAAATAACACACCAGATTCTAACTGTTTAACTCGTACACCTTCTTTACATCCATTACGAGAGGTAGAGGATAAGAAGAAATCTGTTGGTGTGATTGGTGTTAGTCCTTCTTGCGGAACATAGAATTCACCACCCGTCGTAAATACTTGCAGATCACGACCAGAGATAAGGTCAACGATAGCGTTAAAAGTGTTAGTATCAAGAGTAGCTTCGACCGCATCATCATCTAATCCCTCCACAGCTTCAAAGTCAAAGAATAAAGCCACCTTAGATCCCCATATCGTTGATGGTCTAGATTTGCTGCCACCAAAGAATAGACGTCCTTGATGGAATGTAACTGAGCGTGGCCATCCTCTAGTTGCTGACCATACATCTTCGTATCCTGTTTCTAACTCCCAATCACCTGATGCAATAGCAGACGTGTCAAAGAATGGAAACTCAGTAACAACATTTACAGATGTGCTACTGTTGTACTTAACTATCTTCGCTCTACCTTGTGGATCTGCATTAATGTACTGTCCAACGTGTCCTGAATTGAAGACACCCGCTGATGCTGTGATGGTGACTTTTCCTGAGACATCACTTGGAGTAATGTTTGCTGCCGGATTTGATGTAGATAATGTGAAAGCATGTTGAGGTACCGAATCAAATGTAATGTTAGAAATTGTCCAGGTTGCATCACTACCACCACGCACAATCTTCTTAGGTTGTATATCTTCATGTACAACAATCAACGTATCAGCTGACTGTGTATAACACATTGTGCCTAATTGTGCGCTACCAATTGTGGTTGTTAAGTAATCATTACCTGAACCATTGATGTTTGTAATAAGAGCTTTGTCTTTAAATACATACATGCGGTTATTTGTAAATGCCAACATGTAACTGTCATCCACTGAGAATTCAAAGTGTACAAGACGCACACCATTCTCTGGACTACCACCTAGTTCTGTAATAAACTTAGTGCCTGGACGACGTGTTACGCCACCTTGTGGTTGACAGATGACATTCTTTGCTGTCTCTAGACCATTCTTATATGACTCTAGATCAACTCTAGATCTGATAAGAGGATCTATCTCACCTGAGGTAAAGTTAGTTTGTATGTTGACAAAACGTGCCATTAATACCTCACGTTAATTAATGAGAAATCTTGTATTGCGTTTGTTGGTTTACCTTGACCATCAATATTCATTGCTTGTCTCATATAGCCGCCACGACCATTCTCGCCTGGTGTGCCTTCTGCAACTGTCTTCCAGTATTCTGATCGATCAACTTGATCTGTGATTGGCATGGCTAAGTGCCAAGCTAATTGGTATTTAAGTAATTGTACGAAGTAATGTGGCAATGCATATTCTGGCACATTGTATTGGTAGTCAATATATACTTCTTCGTAATCTGTTAGTATCTTATCACCCAGTAATCTATATTCTCTACGTCTTGGTGCGCCTACTTCATCAGCATCATAGACTGCATTGGGAGTCCCTATGATATCTGATGGTAATTGATATTCGTATTTGTATTCTGTAGTTGGTGTCGTCACTAGTCTAGCTAGCTGAACCTTCTTAAATGAAAATGACCAAGGATATGTCGCTAATGTTTTGATCTTAATATCTGGATAGATACGATCACATATATTAGCTTCATCTGTTCCTTCTGTAAATGATGATATAGGATTAGCTCCAAGCATTAATAATGCATCGGAACATATTTTAATATTGGTATCACCTGTTGCCATTTTGTATCCTTTAAATGTGCAAATAGGTAGGCACCGAAGTACCTACCTGATCTGCTATAAACAACTTAGTCGCTGTCTGTAACTGCAATTGCTGTACCGTCAGATACGTCAACTACACCAGAAGCATTAGAAAGTACGATAACTAATGTACCTGTAGGAACTGAAGAGTCCCATAAGTAGATTAAGTCACCAACTTTTAATACTGATGATGCATCATTGAAGTAACCTTCAGTATTGATATCAGCAAGAGCGTCAGCGTCTGGTGCTGTGTAACTCCACATTTGAGGAGCGTTACCAGCTTTAGACTGACCACCGATTGGTTGTAAATTGTCTTTTGAATAAGCCATGTATTATCTCCTTAGATTAAGTTTCGTCAGCAGATACTTTAACAATACCTTCTGCGTCGATACCAACTGCGCCAGCAGAGAACATAGCATTCACTAAGAATGATGTTTTTTCTGGAACATAGTTGATTTCAGTCTTAGGTCCCATACCTTCAGCATAACCAATTGCATCTTTATGGAATGCCCAGCATGAACGTACATCGCCAGCAGCAACTGGTAAGCCACCTTCAGCTCTGTCGCCTAGCACATGGAATGTGAAACCTAAGAATGTGTTAATTTCGCCACTAACTAAAGCTTTAACTGAGTTATAGTCAACAGATGTGATTTCTGTTTCACCTAGTAATGCTGATAAGTTATTAGCATGGATAATCATGTGACGATCTGTTGGAGGTACGTTGTTAGAATCTAACTCTTTCTTAGCAGCTAAAAGCTTGTCTAAGTTTAAGTTAGTATCTGCACCACCAACGCTTGTTGCAACAGTGCCTACGCCTGATGTTGCTGCAAGTGCGTCAAGAATAAGTTGGTCTTGACGACGACCGATAGCATTAGCCACAACTTGCACTAATTCTTGTCTTTCATCAAAGTTAACTTTTTGTTGCATGAAGATGTCAGAATATTCTGCTGCATTCCAATCTTCCATTGTAGCTGTTACTTGTGAGAAATCCACATTCAATGGTGTTACGTCTGTTTGTGGTACTCTAAGTGTAGCTACGCCTTTACCCGCTTTCGGGAATTTTGCTGTTGAACCTTCAACGCCGCGTCTTTGTCTAACCGCACCAACTAATTGTGCTTTAGCTTGGTAAGCCTGTTTAACTTCGGCATCAAATAAGGTAACAAAAGCATTAGATAAACCAATAGCCATTATTGACTCCTTATAGTAATTAATAAAGTAAAATTAATCGCTGTGGTATGCCAGACAGGTCTGGGCCGTGCTTGCTATTTACGATAGCCAGTCGACAAGACTACTTGCGTTTAAGGGTTACATGAATATGTAATAGGCCTCATGTGTAATATACCACATAAAGCCTATTAATACAAGACTTGATTAACCGTATACTTGCTGGAAAGCGCGTTCTACTTTCTTACGGTATGATGGATCTGTTTGATACCTTGGATCTGCAACAAGCTGTTGTAGCTCGTCTTTAGAAGGTGTACCTTCAACTGGAGTAGTTTCTGTAGGAATACGACCTTCGTATGATGCTCTAAGTTTTTCTAGTGCTGCAATACCTCTTGCAGTGCCACCCATAACTTTAAATTCGTCAAAGTCATCTTTAGACCATACACCTTTATTAACTAGATTACTAGCCCATTTAACCATGCCATTGATGCGTGCTTCAGCATTAGGACCTAACATCTTCATTTCTTCTTGTGTATTAATCTCTGCTTGTTGAGCATTACCTATACCCATATCAACAACCTGTCCTACTAGGTCATCTAGAGCAGATTGACTGATACCATAGTCTTTTGCCCAGCCTAATACATGTTGTCTTAATGGATCATCATCAGGTGTTTCACCAAAAGCAGATGTATCATAGTTGCCATCTTCTGGTGCTTTATGTTTACCTTGTGATATTTTCTTGCGTAGATCAGCCCATGATTTAGCAATACCTTCAAGATCTGGAGATTCGTCATCTTTCTTCCAAAAGTTTTCAGGCCACCAATCTGGTCGCTCTAGTGGTTCATCATCATCTTCCTGATTTAAACCAAACTCTTCTTTGGCTTTTAGTTCTTCAGGATCACGATGATCTATTTCTACTTTTTGTGGATTCTCGTCAGTACTGGCTTCTTCTGGCTCTGGAGTAGCTCCATCGAGTAGGCCAGTGCTTTCTTGATTCTCCACACTAGGCTCGAGTGTTTCTTCCATTATAATTTCCTTGCTCTAATTAACCTTGCTTCTAAATCCCGAACGATACTATTTTGTCCTTCACGGTAGTAAGCGTAGCTAGGATCGCTACCTGGCAAGGCAACAGGTTGCTCAACAACTGCTTCACGCAGCCATTTGATTAACTGTTCGCCGTCCTCACCCCCAAGG